CAATTGTGTATGCCATAAGTTTAATCTCCTAAAAATGTTTATGAGGGGATTTATTCCACCTCAGTTATTACTCCTGTTCCTTGATCACTTAGAATACCAACGGCTATTGTTTCGTCAATTCTTTCAATGTGACCAATGTTTTCCATGCACAAATGGATATTTACTTTGCCGGTATCGGTTTCATCTGGGGTTACTTCGATGGAATATGCTCGTATGTTTTCGTCACGCATTAAGTCATTGAGAATGGCTTTAATGGATTGTTTCATTGCGGACAATACCGTACCTGTTCTCTTTTCATGGAAATATTGACGCGCTATTTGGTCAGAAGCAACAATAACGTAATTGATGGTTCTGTTGTCAACAGTCCTCAAGAATTGCCAGGTCTGGTCTGTGGTTATTCCAACGTATGGCCGAATGCCGCGACTCTTAATAATAACGTCTGCGCGGGCATCAGTATCTTGAGTCATAACGTCAACGTCAGTTTGGTCGTAGGTGTTTAGTAGACCATTAAGACCGTTCATCGCGTTTCGTGGAAGTGCGGCAGATTCTCCAAGCGCTACAGCGGCTTCTTTGCCAGCTCTTGCAACTGCAATGTTTCGGGGATCTGTGGAATTGTCCCAGCTATTGGCTACGATCGTTAGAAGACGGTTGGAATAGCCCGCTGCAATATCAAGGACTTGTTCTGCGGTCAAATTGGGAGCAACTCCAATAAAGCACTGGCATGGATGGAACTTGTTTGCCATTTCCATTGACCAAGCATCCAGTACAGGAATTAGGTCGTGGGTACCTTCTTCAACTTCATATTCGGTCAGGGCACAAGTTTGCGGTGCGCCAACTAATTCAGCGGCAGCAGCTCCACCAACTCGTAATGCTTTTTCCCAGTCGGAAGTAGAAATCGAGGTGCCGTCTAGTCCACCAGATAGCGCGAACGGCGTTACGCTAGTTGCAGGAAGATGAGTTTCACCAGCAATTGCTGTTGCTGTAACAAAACCAGTTCCAATAAGTCTAGCAACCAACTTTGTAAGTGATGATATATTGTCGTATGTGTATGTGGTTTCGTTGTCAGTTACAACTAATTTCACGGTTTTATATTTCAGACTATACGTTATAAGGGAAGTTGCTGCAACCGGAGTACCAAACGTTATGCTACCATTGATTGTATTCACGTAGACTTGACCATCAGTTGGAGGTGCTGTATATACTAACTTTCCATTCGCTTCAGTGTACGGAACTCCATCCACCCGAACCCAATTCGCGGAATCATTTGCAATTATGTTGGTATATTGTGTGTAGTAAGGTCCAGCTGTTCCAGCGCCAGGTATCGCATACGGCGTGGTTTCAGTGGCTTTATAACTGCCTTCAAGTACCTTAATAGATACTGCATTACCCCAAAGGCCAGGAGATTTAGCGGAAATCGTTACAACGTCATTGGGGGTACCTAGCCCGTCGTTGAGTGTTACAGAAGCGGTAGCGTGTCTAGTTCCTAAAACCCTAACGGCGTAAACAACCGGCGCGCCTTGTGCAAACGCTAATTCAATTGCATCTTTGAGACCGCCACTATAGAAGTAAGTTTTTGCAGCGGATGAACTTGTCATTGCAACTGCTTCGTCTACTGGACCACGGACAGACCGTCCAACTAATAGAACAACTCCTTTACCTACGATTACAGGTACGGGGCCAACTGTTTCGAGCTTAATTATAAGTCGAACGAATTGACTTGGATTACCATATTCAACCATTTATAATCACCAAAATATTATTTTACTTTAATTAAAAGATTCTTAGGATAACCGTCTTTCAACCATTTCTGGTATTCTTGTAAGGTTATCTTGTTTGCTCGCCATGCATCATAGATAGTCATTTTAGAAGGAAATTCAGGAACTATGGATGGTTCATAAAAGTCCTCGGTTTGTGTTTCATCAACCTTATTATATTTTTTTTTCAATGTAAATACCTTCAGATATTTATGTAAACTTTATTCAAGTACTAATCAAAATAAAAGCAAGAATATACAATTTTACGAACCGGAACCAAAAACTATAAATACAATAAGGAGTATAGTATAGTACATGGACACATTTGATAAGATCGGTAAACTCATCGAAGGCGGTATAAAAACACTATTTGCAATGCCAGGAATCTTAGTTGCTGCCCTCGGAGTAATTGTAGTGATAAATTCTGTGCTAGATCTAGATTTCTTTGGAGCAATAGTAGGAATAGTTTTCATGGGCTTAGGACTAGGCTGGATCAGCTGGACCCTAAGAAGCATAAGGGGATTAAGACACACATGAATAAACAAGCATTAATAGTGGTATTATTATTGTTTGTATTATTTTTTGTGCCGTGGGGAAGTTCTAGTGACATCCAGATATATACTAAAAAAATTGATCATTCCGTTCTTCCTCAAAAATACACAATTGAAGTATATGCTTCACCACATGACTTACCTAAATATCCAACAACATTAATATGTTCTGTATATTCTATATCAGAACAAGTTTTTACAAAAACAAGGAATGTTAAAATAAAGCAACTTATAAATGTTACATATATACAAATAAATGACAAAAATGACTTTAATAAACCTGTATGCAAAATATCTCAGGATGGATATAATAATGCCTTTCATGTACATGGTTATGTTACCAAAATTTCAAAGAACCGTGGTACAATAATAGATATGGATGGACTTCCCGAGTATGCGGAATATAAACACCTATTAATAAATGTTACAATGATTGATGATTCGGGGAGTTGCATAAGTAGCCAAAAATTGTTGGATTCTGGGTATAGAGAAATAAAAAAGGAACCAAAAAAAGACAAATATAAAAAATAATCGTTGTGGATCAGTCACTAATTAGTATCATGTCCATACTATAACTTTTTTCTTTACTGATTTTGTTTAGTAAGACATCCATTGAAAATTCTGACTTCCAACCAAGAACTGAAATTCCCATACCATAACACGGCGGATGATAGTCCGTGATAATAAAGTGCGTCCCACTTTCACATGGAATTGACCAATCGTATGCAATTGCGTGAATGTTTGGTGTTGGATCCAGGGTTGAGAATTCATATTCTACGGTAAAATCCAGGTTTGCTGGATAAATCCAATGTTCGGTAGTATGCGACATTATTGGAGGAAGATATGTTACCCTCATGCTACCAGGAAGGACTTTCATGAGGTCTGTTGACCATTTCAAACCCAGACGCCATATTGAAATTTCTTGCTGAAGATCATATAGGATTTGGTCTAGGGTTTCTGGAGTTTCTTGATCGGTTATAGCAGTTTCGCTTTCGCAAAGGATAGTTAGACTGATGGTGGCTCTTTGGTATTCCCCAAGCCATTGCCGGACGTCACCTTGATAACCCAATCTATCTTTTCGTGTGGGTCCCGCGGTACTCGGATGACTACGAATGCCTTGAGAAAGTATGGCTATTCTCATACTTGGAAATTCATAGTCGTCGTTTCCTAGACGGTCGCGGCGCAGTTTTTTTAGTGTGAAGTTCGCTAGTTTCGTTGGAATCGCTTCTATTAGTTTGGCACGTTGACCTATTGAAAGCACTTAAGTCACTTCCTGATTGCGACTATCAAACGGTACATATGGTGTTCTTGGATATCTAACGTCAGGGGCTTGTAGTGTATATCTATTAATAGATGTCATTATTTCTTCCACGTGGTCGTCTACAAGTTTTATGCCAAATTCACAAGATTTTTGAGCTGTGTCCTTTTGATTCATTCTAATATTGAAAAATGTCTCGTTTGCTTTTTGTGTAAGAATATCCAAGGGTATTTCTTTTGTTTTACGTTCCGCTAAAATTCCACCAACGTTATATGCCTTATCAAAGTATTTTTGTAGATAATCGCCTACGATCATACTTTTAATGGTAGATTTTTTTAGAAGTATATCAGGATTTATAGATACGTCATGTAACTTTTTGCCTAATATATCGACAGCATATTCTTTGTCTTTTTCAGTTAGTGTGGAATATATCATGCCGTACGTTTTATTTTTCTGGAATACTGCTAGTAAATCTAAGTCCCACGAAAGTCCGCGAATTGTTTTATTATATTCAATTATCCATTTACCGCCGTTATGACAAGGTGGTCCGGTCCAAGTTGATGTTGTCCAATATTCTTCATCAAAAACGTATTGTCCAAGGTTTGATATTATTTCTTGGGATGGATCGCCTTCATATACAAAAACATTGTTATGGTTTAAATTTATCCATGTCCACCCATTGTCAGTAGAATGCATTACAATAGCGTTATTGCTAGCATCATAACTACAAACAACAACGAGCTTATCTTTTTCGCTAGAACCTGGTCTTAATACATCATATGAATTTATTATTCCATGAGTTTCGTCGGCAAACGGTAAACTAAATCTAGTTTTCCAAGCAAACCCGGTTTTTTTGTCTTCAAAATAATAATTTTCTCCGGAATATGCATAAAGAACATTGTTTGTATCGAGGTCTAAAACCCTTGCCATCAGTGCGGTATCGTCGAGTGTTGTTCCAGACGTGTCAGTCATTTCCAATTGCAATATTCTGGTGTTATAGAATGGACTAAATAAGTTTGAGCCACCCCATCCACCTTTATATGTTGCGAAATGTTGATCCCAGCCCTGAAGATGCGTGAACCACGTTTTGCCATTATCTTCTGAGATAACGAGATAAGGTCCGAATCCAACAAATATTGTTTGGCCAACACCAGTTAATGCCGGATATGCATATGAGTTCCAGGAAAAGTTTTTAGTCGTGGATGGATCGTGATAACCAATCGATGTCCATCCGGTCTTGTTGAGTATTTTTGACCATGTTCTGCCTATATCATATGATCGCCATATAGAAGAACAATCATGAGCAAATAATATATTGTCTCCAATGTTTATTACAGTTCGGCAACCTGGTGCAAAATTAGATATTTTTGTCCAAGTAAGTCCAGAATCCAAAGTACTTTCCAACCATCCAGTTGAAGTACTTGCAAGTACATGACCGTAATCTATTTGGGTTATACTATAAATAACATCTGATGTATTATAAACACTTGTCCAGGTTTTTCCAGAATCATGAGTTCTGTATATGGAGTATGTGCCGTTTTGCATTTTTGCAATGCAGACATGATACTGTCCATAAACATGTGTAATGTCTTCTATAGTTTCGACTTCGCCCGGAAACGGTAATGATTTCCACCATGTTTGAAAGCTAGTTGTGTCAAATGTTCCTAATATGAAGTTTTTGCCTTCTATTATGGATAGTGTAACTGGACGCATTTCAAGCACCTACCAACGTGATTGTCATTGTATGACGTTTCGGATAAGTTCGTTTGTTACAAACATCCATTGAAATAGATTTTGCATAAAGCTGTAATGATAATTCCATGTCATACGTGGTTATATGTTGGTTGGTCAATATAGCTGCTAATCTATATATCCTTCGTAGGGATGCTTTATCTAACATTGTAATGGTATGGGATTTATTTATATTAAATTTTTGAACATATTGTTTCATTATAAATGATTTTGTGATGTTTTTCTTTTTGTTCTGGATGGCCATAATAAGTGGTATATTTTTTGTTCCAAACAATCCTGCACGTGCTGTAAATGATTTTGTTTTGTTTATTTTGAACATTGAACCAATTAAGAACAATTTTTCATAGTAATTCATGATTTGTATATCGACATCATATGGTATGGTTTGTTGTATATTGTTTGCGATGCTCATTACGTAGGGGATATCGGAGTTTTTATGTAAAAGAGCATATCGCATGGTATGAGATAGTGTTAATGGTCCCCTTACATAAGTTTCCATAAAATAGTCAATGAAGGGTAAATACATGCTATAAGAAATGCCAGCTGCAACCATTTGTGGTATAAGATAATTTAAGGTGTCTTGTTTTTCTTTTGCTATTCTCATAGCATCTATAGAAGAAAATGATATTTGAACAGTGGATGGATATCTTGTTGTTACGGTGGTTTCACCAAACATTCCAATTATGCTATCAATAATGGTTTCACAGTTGGATTTGGTGCCAGAAGATGTTAGGATGGTGGTACGAGTTTTTAGACGGTCTCGGTAAGCAGTATCTGTTTCTTGATAGATACGTGGAAGGTCGAAAATTTGGCCCCACGCATCGTCGAGATATGTGTCTGTGGCGTGTTCTAGTTTAAGAGCGTTTGTCATTGTTTCCATTTTTCGCCAAACACTATCAAAAGTTTCTGCCCATGCCCAAACCAGCGCACTCATAACACTGGTTGATGGTATTGTTAGTTCATATGCGGGAACTAACGACACAGACATTAGTATGCCACGAAGTGTATCTTTGAGGCCAGTAGACATAGAATACGTTGCAACGTTAGTTGCGGCAGATGCATAGTCCATGTAAAAATTAATAGAGTCGGACTTTAATAATCCCATGCCATAATTACGATTTAGATAATATCGGATTTCCCCGCCGCTAAGAGGTTCTGACCCAGTGAACACAACCCATTGGTCCATGGTATACGCTTTTGTTCGTACGATGTAAGACTCACCGATACCGGGTCGACTGCCAATTGGATGTTCACCGATTAACATTGTTCACCTCAAAAAAATTTTATAAAGATTCCACGCAAACTTCATGCTGACGTATGATAACCTTAAATCTATTTTCCACGAGAATAACATAGTCAGTATTTTCTATGATATCTTGTATTCGATGTAAGTGTATGGACCGATTTAAACCATACGGTATTTCGCAATACGGACAATTTGTTTCGCCACGATTATTTTTCTTAACGAGCGTATTATTAATGTTTGATGCGCCACATCGCATACAAGACCACGTATCTTTTTCGCCACATCGCGGACATTCAGCCCACTTAGATGCATCCGTGTGTTGCCATGTAAATCCGCAAGTTTCGCATTCAAAGTGATTGGTTATGGTGATTTCATTGTCCCAGTAAGCGGTTACTTTGTCGGATGGTTTCAATAAAAAAGTATATGGAGTTAATGGTACGGAAGCGGCTGGAATCTTTTTCTGTATCATATTTTCCGCGAGTTTTGGACTGATAGGAACTATCAGCAATTTTGTTGGCGTTATGTTTTCACTATCTGTCCAGAATTGTTGTGTACCGTCCTCACGAAATTGTGGAATAAAGTGTTCGACACCACTTTCATCGATGTAAATTTTAACCCACATATATTCAATTATGGCACTCATTATAAAGGACCTCGAGTTATAATGGACGTTGCATAATTAATTCTTTGACTATTTCATCTTTGATTTCTTTTATGACAGTTGTTTGGTCTTTTATGGCCTTACTAACCGCATAATCATAGATGTATTGGTTAGGTGGGCGAAGTGCCTCAATTTTTTCTATTGGAATATTCCAGGGGTCGGAACTATTGGTAAAATAATAGCGGTACGTTATAATTTGTCCGAATTCCGGTATTAATAGTTCGCGTCCATTAATAGAAACATCATTAAAGATTTGAAGGACTTTTGGACTTTCAATATTTTCTTTTGATGAATTTAGTCTAATGTAGATGTCGAAAGTTTTTCCACTGTCGTATAGTTCATTTATAATGTCTCGTTTGATGGCATTGTTGTAGTAAATGGTTTTAAGTTCGAATGCACCGCAAAAATCTTTACCAACGTTGTCTACAAAAAACAGATTTATGGGTACTATGTATCCTTCTGATTTGTCGGGGAGGTATACGGTGTCTTGTAACGATTCATTAGGGTTTTTCGGTACTATTTGTATTACAATGTCCGATGGTTGTAAAGATATTATATTTCTCATATTTGTCTTTATTCTCCTTGTTATTATATAAAATGTTTAAAAAATATTAATAGTAGGGCTTACTACTATTTTTATATTAATTTTTAAATTTATATCTCATCATATCGAAAGGTCAAGCTTTCCGAGGCCTTGTCGCCTTGCGTTGCATCAGTATCAATCACAACTTGCGTGACGACACACTTGCAACTTGCGGCAGTTGTATAAGGTCCGCTATCCACAAGCAAAGTTGACGCCGAAACATAAGTGTCCGCATTAACAGGAACTGCGTGATTAGAAGAACCTGACTTATAGTAGGCGTGACCATTTGTTGCATCGTTTATTGGATAGCCGGAAGTTCCCTGAACGCCAGTAGCCTGAGCATAACTAGCAACCGGGCATCCATTATCTCCTGTTGACTTTACTGCGACAAATAATCCGCCCTTAGTTCCTAAGGCCCAGTTAGTCTTTACATTTCCGGACGTATACCAACGAATATTAGAAATCTGGGTGAAGTCTCCGGAAAATGCGACGTTATGGGTCTTCCAATAACTGTAATTCAGACCTGTGCTCGGTACGACACAAGGATTGCTGAGACCAGGATTATAAGAATCCATTGCGCAATATCTTCCTTGGGTTATTACTGTAGCGACACCAGGTGAGGCGCCGTTATACTCCTGAACGTTCACTGTAGCTACCATTTTTATAAATCTCCTGATATAATTATATTTTTATTGAATTCATTTATATGTTTACCTAAACATATTATATTGTTAATAGAATAATCGTTTGATTGTTCTAATTCTTCTAATTGTTTTTTGTTTTTATTTTCCACTTAATTTTGCCTTGACATTTGTTACAATTTGTTTTTCAATATCAGCTAATACATTTTCGTATTCTTCATCAAATGTAGATCGTATGAAAGATCGTGGTGGTATAAACCATTCTCTCCCCGGTGCGTTTTCTGTTCCTTTTTTCGGTCTATTGTTCCAAGCAACGCCATGTTCGTTTGGGGCAGCATATTCTGCGACTTCGGGATCTAAAATTCCAATTGTAATTTTGATGTCTTCGCCGTCAGTTTCAACAACATGGGTAACGCTAGATAATAATGTACTATCATCAATTAAGGTATGCGATGATCCTTTGCGTTTTATAGTACTTTCGGCATTAGGTGGCGGAACATTACTAAGGATCTTTTCGCGAATTTTGTTTTCTAAAAACATACCAATGCTTTCAGCGATATCTTCATTCATGATTATAAACCTATTATTTGAGGTGTGTTATTATACGATTTTATTT